CATGTTATCATTTCTTTTCTAGCTGGTGTTATATCACTTGATGCTGTTAGAGGTCCATTTTTCCATTTATCATATGCTTTTTTCATTAAATTATATCCTTTTACAAAATCAGGATCATTTGAAATTAATTCTATATAACCACTTTCATTTAATGTATTATTTATTTCTTCTTTAATGATTTTTCTTAATTCAAATTTTAACATTCCATCTCCTATTTGTATGGTTTCATTTCTATTTCTTTATATGCATATGGTCTAGACCATTTTTCATTTTCTCCTAATATTTTAAATCTATTTGGACCCATTACCTTAATTGGAACTGTATAAAATAATGGACTTGACTCTGTATATTTACCAGAACCCATTCTATGAGTTGCACCCCATTTCGTATCATCAGATGAATATAATTTATATAATGGTCTACCATCATTTTTTCTTTGATTTATTATAATCCAACCTATTCTAGTCAAATCTTTTGGTTTATGATAAATTGTATTATTAAAATCTTCTTCATTTAATACTTCTTTAATTATTTCTCTAAGTTTCATTTTAGTCATTTTATTTTCACCTATACCACGTAGCATTGTATTTAATAAATTTGGATTAGTTCTTAAAAAGAATAATAATTTAATAACACCACCATATGCCTTCTTTTCTATATCAAATTTTACTAATAATTTACTTATTTCCGATTTTGCCATTATTTAAACTCATTTAATTTATGTGAAATTCTTACCAATTGTTCACCTAACTTTTTCAACGAACCATGTGTTCTACTCCAGTATATATCAGTTGGCATATTATTTTCAGTTTTAAATTTTATTGCTCTATTAATTACTTTTTCAATTTCATTCATTTGTTTTCTAGCATATCCTACTGCTTTATTTAATCTATGTTGTGGTGTAATTTTCTTATCTCTTAAATTTATTTTAGATTCTACTAATTCCCATTTATTATTTTTTAAAGCTCTTTTCTTTTTAGGATCTGCTCCTGGTTTACTAAATGCACCTGGTGTCATATATGAATCCCCACCACCCATTCCAGTTACAGATGAAGTTTCAAATACATCATCTTTATCTAATTTATGGTATTTTATAGCTTGTAATAATTTATCCATGTATAATTTTTTTAGAACACTACCTTTAGCCGAATTGTATCCCCTTAGTAAATCTACAATTTCAGTTGGTAATTTTTTTTTAACTTCAGTTACTGGTGAATTTTCAAATACATCTTTTTTATCTACATTATTTCTTTTTATTGCATTATCTAATCTAGTTTTCAATTTTTTCTTTTTAATACCAGTTGCTTTTTTCCATTCTTTATATAAATCTATTACCTCACCAGGTAATATATCAGATCTACTTTTAATTTCTTCTAATTCATCTTCTTCATTAGAATCACACATTTCATTTCTAATTAAATTACGAATAGCTTCTCTAACCTTTTCAGTATCTTTCATTATAATAATTCCTTTGTTTTACATTTATGTCGTTTTAATTCATCTATCAATTCATAAACCTTCATCAAAGATACAATATTATCATCTTTTATTTTTTTATTTTCTGTTAATTTATTTAATTGTGATACTACTTCTTTTATTTTAATCTTTATTGCAGTGTTTTCTATATTTTTTAATATACTTTTTAATTGTTCATTTATCAACGGAACATTTTTATTAATAAATGAATGTAAAGAATTAGAATTTGATATATTATTTATATATTCTTTTACTAAAGCTTTTTGGTTTTCATTTAATTTTTTTCCATATTTTTTATTAAATTTATCAATTAAAATTTTATTAGTTAATAATTTAACTTCTTTATTTTCATTTTTAAAAATATCAAATGTACCATTTTTATTATTTTTTGAATTAACATTTTCTTTTAACATATAATCTACAACAGTAAATTTAGATTTTATTAAATCTTCTGGATTTATTGTTTCGTTTATCATTGTATTATATTCAAATAATTTATAAACAGATGCCATTACATTGTAATTATCAAATTTAATAGAAAATAAATCATCTAATTGGAAATTATTTTTAATTTCCTTTATTATATTATATTTTTCTCTTCTTAATTTTTTATTATCTAATGATTTTCTAGCTTCTATTATAACATCTATGAAACTAGATGCTTTGCTTTCACTATTAAATTTATTTTTCATTAATGATCTATATAAATTTAATTCTTTACGTAACTGTGTATTCTTATTAAAATATTCTTTTAGAATTTTTAAAGCATTATGCTCATTATTATTATCTAAAATATCAGATGTCACTTTTCGTGCTAATACCTCAAATAAAATAGAAACATTTTTAATTTTAGTATGCTTAATTCTACGATTCATTTTCTTCTCCATATATAATACTTATAAATATATAATAATATAAAAAATATTAATTATCTTTGTCATTAATCATTTCATTTACATTACCTGTTAGTAATTCTTCACCTAATATTTTTACTTTTTTCCCACGTAAATTATTAAGTGCATCACTTAATACACTATCTAATGTACTTTTTTTAGAATTTTTATCTAATTTTAAAGGTGCTTTTCTATCTTTTTTACCAACTGGATCTCTACCCAAATCATGTGCATCTGTACCATATGTATTATTTGTTTCTTCAGGTCTTCCTACTGAATCTCCATTAGATGTAGATTCGCCATCTGCACTATCATCACCCCCCTTAGAGTATACAGTTGGCGCATCATCTACACCCCTAACTGTTCCATCATCATCTACATGTTGACCTGTTTTTGCTGGGTCATTACCTTCCATTTTAATTTGTTCATGTCTATATTCTAATTTTAAATCTTTTAATATTTTTAGTTTTTCATCATCTTTTTCTGTATTATTAATTTGATAGATATTTTTATATATCCAATCAGAAGATAAATATTTTTGTTCTTTTATTTTATCTGCTAAATCTATTTTAGAGCTCCATAATTCAATTTTTTCTTGTTCATATGTAGTAGAAGGACTTGTTAACTGTAATGAAAAATCTACTAAATCTTCATCATCATATCCTTGTACATATAAATGTATTATTGCTATCTTAGTAAGTTCATGTTCTATTATTTTTTGTATTTTTTCTATTGTTCTTGCAAATCTAACATCTTCGGCAGCTAATGTTGCTTTAGCATTTAAACCTTCTTCATAGCCCAAGAATGCTTTTGGAATACGAAGTGCAGCCATTAATTTGTTTCTAAGATATTCAATATCATCTATTGCTTGATATTCTAATCCATCTAATGTATCAATACTTGTACCAGAATCACCATTACGTATAGGTAAATAAAAATCTTCTGTGATATTCTGCATATTATATTTTAAATTATAATCACCAGTACTATTGTCCATATATGGAACCTTTTTAATTTGATCCATTACCTTTTTCATATATAATGGTACTTCATTCGGATGAATATTACCAACATCAACTTTAAATATTCTTTTTTGTGGTGCTCTCATTATTCTATGAATTAACATAGCATCTTCCATAAGAGATAATTGTTTCCATATTCTTCTAGCTGGTTCAATCATACTCTTACCATATGGTATAAAATTAGAATCATTTAATAATCTAAAATGTGCCATTTCATAATTTTCAAATGTACCATTTACAAATGAATTACCTTCTATTTTAAATGTAACATGATGTGGATTTTCTTCAGTACCTTCTTCTCTAGTAACTGCGTATGCTGATATGGGTATTACATTTACTACACCCAATTTCTCAGCTATCTCTAATTTCATAAACCAATCACCGTATTTTACTAAATTTCTAACCCACATTTGCATATTAAATTCTACATTTAATATATCATAAAATAAATTATGTAAAATATCTTCTATTTCTTCATTTTCAGTTTTAATTTTAAGTATTTGTCCAAATTCATTTTTTAATGTAGTTTCTTCAGAATATAAATCAAGTGCACTTGCTATGATTGGATCTTGTTCCATTAATTCATAATCTCTAAATAAACTTAATCTAGTTGCTAATGATGTTAACCCTGGATTGTATCCATAATTTGTCATATTAGAACTTGAATATAAATTAGAATATTTACCAGATAAATAATTAGTAGCCAATTGACCAATTGTCTGTGTATTATGTGTATCTATTGCTTTTAATTTCTTTTTTCCAACTTTTCTAATGATTATATCACTAGCAAACATTTTCTTAAGTGAATTAAATACGTCTTCTCTAAGTGTTGCCATTTTTTACCTATGATTAATTGTATTATATATAAATATTACTTTTATTTATTTTTTTTATTTATTTTATGTGTTTCCATGTGATACCTTTAATAATTTTCCCAATAGCTGCAGATTGTCATATAATTAATCTATTTTAAATTTCTTAAACATATTTAACAACTTATTATCTATATTAATTTTATTATCTATTAAATATTTTATTGCAGTTGTATATTTAATTATTTGTTTATTTGATGGATTATCTAATAAATTTTCTATCATGTCAATTAATTTAACAACTAGTGCAGTTTTACTTCGTTTTGCTATTTCTAATACATATCGATTATAATCTACAGCCTTATCATGAGAAAGAAGTTTAATAAATTTAAAAATAGTATTACCAAATGTAGATTTAATTTTATCTTCTGTATATTTTTTATTTTTTGAATCTTCCATCACATCATGTAACAGACATATAAGTTGTATATCTTTATTATATTTCATTGCCTTAGAACGTTGGAATACTCTAAATGGATGTAAATAATATGGTTTATTGGAAACTTTTCTAGTTTGTCCAATGTGTGTATCCATCGCTAAATCTTTAGCTTTATCTACCATACTAAGTTCAGTTATAGCCATTTTGATAAATCCTCACTTTCATTATTACCAATATCCATTTGATATGGATTATATGTTATTGTGTTACTAGTAACAATATTTGTACTAGTATCTCTAGAAAAATTATCTATCATTGTTTTTGACATTTCTATACCTTGTACTCTTAATTTAAGAGCAGTATCTCTAACCCACAGTGCAAATGCATGTGATAAAACTAAATCATCATTATATCCATGTGAAGCTTGTGGTTTATTACTAACCCAAATAAATGTAAATTGTTGTGATATTAATCTACTTGATCTAACAACTATATTTCTACCTCTATAATATTCATCCATTTTACTAATCATTAGAGGCCGTGTTACACTAGATGTTGTTAAACCAGGTACAACTTTTTGTTTTAATTTAATTGAATCATTTGGATCTACATATTTTAAATTATTTGTACTATAAAATAAATTAGAATAGTTTCTATCCATTACTGCTTGTATTGTTGCCCACCCAATACTATTATTTTCTATAACTAATAATGCATCATTATATTTAACAGCATATTCTACTAATAAATTGCCAAAATCTTTAGTACCTAACATACCTTGATATTCTGCAACTTGAGTCATTGTTTCTAATTCTAATATTTCAAATGCTGAAAAATCATCACTATCACCGCGACCAGTATCAGCTGAAACTATATATGATTTAGATGAATCTGGATATTCCCATATCCAAATATTTCTATCAATACCAGTACGTTCTATTGGCTCCATAACATGTGTTTCTTTATACCATTGTAATATTTCACCAGATACTACTGTATTACCTGAAGTAATCCAATCACCATCACAATTATGTACAATAAAATGTTCAGTAGTATACGTATTATCATCTTCAATTTCTAAATTATATACATCAATTTCATTTTTAATTTTATTTTTATTTAATTTAGATAATGTGTATTTATCATTTGTATTGTATTCATTTTTATATCTAGTTTGTATTAAATCATCAATTAATATATTACTAATTTTATTTTCATTTAAAATAATATTTTTTGAATTTAATATATTTAATATATAGATTGTTCTATTATCTGTTTTTTGTATATTAAATGATATATTATTAATACCCATTAGATGTAATATAAACTTTATATCATAAATTGCTTCTAATGATGTAATGCCAATTCTTTTACTATATTTATCAGTTGATATAAGACCATCACCTAAAAATAAACCATCTATATATCCTTTAAAAAAATCTAAATTTCCATTTTCATATGCAAATTCACTTAAATGCTTATCATATGAATAATTACCATCTATAAAATATTTCAACGTATTGCATAATATTTCTGACGATACTATTAAATCTGCGCCATTTGTTCCAGTTGGTCCAATTCTATATTTAAAATTATTTAATCCAAATTTATTATTTATAATTTTTGTAATATCAGAAACCCATGTATCTTTTTCTTTTTGATGATGTGATATATACAATCTTAACCTACTAGCATTTCCTTCAGCAACATAAATACCCAATAAAAAACCAAAATCATAATCAATATCAATAAATCTATTATGTATTGTTTTATGTTTTCTATCATTTATATAAAATGATTTATTATCATTTGTTAATTTCTTCTTAAAGTGTTTTGGTTTAATTATATCATATAAATCAATATGTTTTATATTTTTTTTATAATTTATATTATTTGAAATAATAGGCAGTAATGTATTATTATTTATATTTTCTATTTCTAAATATTTATTTTTATATAAAAATGGATGATTTTTAGTAACATATGATTTATTTTTATTTAAAAATGAATTAATTTCATATAACTTATTAGATTTTTTTTTATATAATTTTATTACTTTTTTAAAATTGCCAGTATGTGTTAATACATTATCATTTAAATTTATATTTTTTATTTTTTTATAACCATTTTCAGTAAATATTCTAGTATCCCCATCAAAGCACTCTTGTGCCGCTAATCGTGGACCCAATTCTAATTCTTGTGCATCTCTCCATTCTTGATCTCGTTCAGGGTGCATCGTCCAATGTAATGTTATTGCATTAAATGTATTTTTTAATTCAGAAGCATTTTGATATGTTTTATGAAACCAATTGCCCATGCCATTTGGTGTTGATAATACTATAACATCTCCACCAGTTGATAATGTTGGTTGCAGGCCACCCCATAATTCATCCATTTGTTTAATAAAAGCAGCTTCATCAACAATCAACAATGTTACACCTTCAGATCTACCTGAATCTTCACCTGAAGTTGTAATTGCTTTTATCCAAGAACCATTCATATATGTTTGGCCTAATTTATTATCTTCTGTACATTTTAATTTTAACCAAGAAGGTAATAAACTATGTGCAAATCTAACTTTATTTATAATATTTTTAGCTACATCTTGTTTTGTTGCAATTACTAAAACAAAACTATCTTGTCTAAATGTCATTAACCATAAACCATATGCAGCTGATAATGTAGATAAACCCATTTGTCTATTTTTTACTATAATATTTCTACTATGAGTAGTAAACTTATCTAAAACTTCATTTTGAAAAGGATATGTTGTAAAATTAATTTTACCACGTTTTGGATGCTGAATTAATACATACTTTCGTATGAAATATTTAGGATCCCCTGCGCATTTTTTATATTCCTCTTCTATTATTTTTTTTAGACTATATTCCTCAGCCATCATTATTCTCTGTTGTTTTTTCTACACTTTCAGCAAATGCTTCTTCTTCAGTCATTTTACCATCTATTACTAATTCCATTTTTCTAATCAATTCTTCTATTTCTATTATATTATTTTCTATAAATGTTTTTTCTGTTTCATAATTTTCATTGTCCCATTGTTCAACTTTGCCTTCTTCAGTATGAAATTCCATTTTCTTTTTTAATGTAACATTTATATGATCTTTACTTTGTCGTAATGTATCTTTTAGAAATGATAATTTATTTTGTAATATTTTATTTTTTTGATATTCATCCCAATCACCAGAAATACGTATTTTATGTTCTAATTCTATTACACAATTTAAACATAAACCATGTAATGCCCAAAATTTTTCATCTGCTTTTTTTCTCATTAAATTTTTACATTCTGGACAAAAAGTTGGTACATCTAGATTTCCAACCTTTGGATGTTTTATAACATATCCATTCATTTGTTCAATTGTAAAGCCATCACTGTCTTCCCATTTATCACCTACTTTACGTTTTACGTGTTTTACAGGAACACCTGGTCCAAATGTTAATTTAGTAGATTCACCAGCTATTGTATCTTTTATACGTTGTGGATATATGGTACCAAGTGGCCTAGATGATTTTTTGACTTTTTTATTTTTTCTTTCTTCATTTAGTTTTTCATAATCCATATTTGAATTGTCCATTATTTAGTTCCTTTATTTTTATTTAATATTATGTTTTTAGATTTAGTAGAACAGTTATATTTCCATGTTTCATATTTCTCATTAGCAATTTCTAAACCATACTTTTCAGTCCAGACATCAATTAAAGATCTACCATGCATTGGATTTTTTTTACCTATACATTTTTTAGATTGACTTTTTAATCTTTCTTTAGTATATATATTTACTTTTCCTTTATTCCATGGTATATGTTTTTTTCCTTTATTTTTTCCAATATTATTTAATTTTATTTTTCTAATACGTTCTTTTTCTCTTATATTTGCTTCTTTTATTCCGTATTTTTCAATCCAGATAGTATATAATGATATACCATGTCTGCCACTTTTAATACCTGAATTTGCTTTAGATATTTTATTTAATGATTCTTTAGATAATATTCCACTTTCGCCACCATATGTTAAATTACATAAATTATCAATTCCAATTTTTTTTATTAATTCTTCTTCCTTCTGCAAACATAATTTTTCATCATTTGATTTTAATATTTTTATATAAATTGGTTCTAATTTTTCTTTTAATAATTGTTTTAATTTATTTTCAAGATGTTTATTTATTAAAGTTTTATTATTTTTAATAGTATTGTAATGATAATACATCCTTTGTTTTTTACCCTTACCTATATAGAATGGTTTATTATTTCTTGGATCTATTAATTCATATGTATAATATGTTTTTTCCAATTTCATTTATCTTCCACCATATCTTAATGACCCAATAATTTGATTAATTGGCGCAAATTGCGCCGTATACTTGAAGAGTTTCTGGCCGAACATGAAGGTGATGCCTTCAGATGGTATAATATTTTCCATACCCCCTGCTGATTCTAATCTTTTTAATTGAATTTTTAATTTTTTAATATCTTCTATGTTATTTGATTTTCTAATTGTTGCAATAGTTGAATTAATATTTTTCTTAAGTATTTTTAATGATTCATCTGGATTCAATGCCAAAAATACATTTATATTTTGTAGTATTTTTCCACCCAATTCCAAAAATAAATGTTCAAATGGCTCTATATTTAACTTAAGTTGATTTGCATGGTCATTTTTATCAAAAGAATTTACCCATTCTAAAAATTTAGGATTGTCTATTTGTTTTCTTATATTTACTATTTTAGCAGATTTATTTGAATATGCCCATCTTTTAATCAAATCCATAAAGATATGATTTGGTATATTATATTTAAAGCTTTTAGCTTTTTTATTTATAAAATCTTCCCACCATGCTTGATGATACATTGTTATTTCATCACTATTTTTTAATTTAAATTTCTTTTGTAATTTTTTTAATTTTGAATTAAAATATGTTTTTTGTTTTGAAAAATCTTGTACTTTTGGTAATTTTAAATTATTAGGTGCTTTTATTTCAAATGTTTTTTGCATGTTTGCATTTACTTGTTTAATCATACCAGCCAATATAGTAGCATCACTTTTATCTGAATTTATAACAGTACCATCTTGTGCATATTCAAATGTTCCATGGAATACTAACATTGCATAATTATATGGTATTACATTTGTAGTTTGTGGGTATATTATTTCAACACTCATGAATTTTTTACCATTTTTAAATATTTTTTCTTTTTGTTTATCTGATAATTTTTTAATAGCACTATTTAAATCATTTAATGCTTCAACAAATGCAGTTTGAATTTCACCTCTACCTTTAAACATATTTTTAATACCATTTATATCTAAAGATGTTTTACCAAAGTTTTTAGTATGGCCACCATTGCGCGCGGCGCGTAGTTTTCCATCTATCCATGAAAACATAATATTTTGCCCATCGGTGTTATGTACTAATATATCATTAGCAAAATAACAAGATAAGCTTTCAACAGTTATATCATAACGTACTGTGTTATTTTTATTTATTTTTATATCTGAAATCATAGATGAATTTAATGCATTTCTATTAATTATTAGATTAGTTCCTACTGATAATTCTGATGCTTTTTTATATCCAATATCTTTAACAAACATACTATGATTTGGTGTCACTGTAATTTTATGACCATTTTCTAATTCAATATCTAACCAATCAAATGCAGTTCCATTATTAGCATAATCTATTATTTTTCTATATTGTAATTTATTTGCTTTAATATCATATGATAGTACATTATCTTCTATTTTATTATCAACTACATCTTTTATTTTTGTTCTGCCATTATTTTCTAATACTAAAATACTATCACCATCTATACATTTTTCTTGTGCTAATTCTAACTTACCTTCTAATGATGTATCTATTAATGTATATAGATCGTTGAATGTTAAAGTCCAGTCATCCCATAAATTATTTAAGTGGCCATATGCCCCACCACATTTTAATAACATACGTTTGTCTAATGGATTTTTAGAATTTATAATATCTGTTATTAATTCATTAATATCTATACTATTACTTATATGTTTAGTTGCATTTTCTGAAACAGGCAACATTTCAAAATTTTTATAATGACCTATAACTTCTGGTGGTATATTATTTTTAAACCCATTATGTACTGAATATTTATGGTCTAAATGAAATTCCATACTTCGTTTATTAGCATTTTTAATTTCATTAAAATATTTTTTATAATTACTTTTAGTAATATCTAAAACTATATCTTTATATTGTTCTTTTTTTGTTTTATCTTCTGGTCTAGTCCATAAGCCATTTTTATAATTAGTTTCATGTATTTTTTGTCTTGTTTCTTTCTTTTTAAATGATTCACTTCTTATTTTTCTTAATTCTGGTGTATATGAATTTTTAACACTATTGCT